CGTTCCTCATGATCTGAAAGGTCAGGAAGAAATGGCTGAAGCAATGGGCGTATCGGTAAAAGAGATCCAGAAACGAGTTGAATCATTATGTGAACATAACCCGATGTTAGGACATCGTGGTTGCCGTTTGGGTAATACATATCCCGAAATCACAGAAATGCAGACACGTGCCATTTTGGGAGCCGCTCTTGAACTGAAGAAGGAAGGTATTGAAGCTAAACCTGAAATCATGGTTCCGCTGACGGGTATCTTATACGAATTCAAGGAACAAGAAAAAGTGATCCGTAAAGCTGCCGCACAGTTGTTTGAAGAAATGGGAGACAGCATCGACTTCAAGGTCGGTACGATGATCGAAATTCCGCGTGCGGCATTGACTGCCGACCGTATTGCTTCTTCTGCCGAGTTCTTCTCGTTCGGTACAAACGACTTGACACAGATGACCTTCGGTTACTCTCGCGACGATATCGCTTCCTTCCTGCCTGTTTATTTGGAAAAGAAGATTCTGAAAGTCGATCCGTTCCAAGTTCTCGATCAGAATGGAGTGGGACAGTTGGTGCGTATGGCTACAGAAAAGGGACGTGCTATCCGCCCGGATCTGAAATGTGGTATCTGTGGCGAACATGGCGGTGAACCTTCTTCTGTGAAGTTCTGCCACAAAGTAGGACTGAACTATGTATCCTGTTCACCCTTCCGCGTTCCAATTGCACGTATCGCAGCGGCGCAGGCTGCTATAGAAGACTGATATTTCTTTAGAAATACACTTTAATTATCAATAAGTTAGGCTGATAGATAGTTGTTGAGCTGTCTGTCAGCCTTTTATTATTTATTGCGTTATAAGCGTAAAATGAATAAAATGTAGGTAGATGTTTAGAAATAGTTTAGTATTTTTGCAACATATGTTTAGAGTATGTTTAGAGTTCTAAATTATTGATTTATGGCAACTTTCAAGACATGTGTGCAAAAACAGAGAAGTGACGGTTTTTATCCCGTTTACATAAGGGTTACTCATAATCGAAAATCGTCTTACATAAAAACGGATAAGATGGTGGATAAAAAAGGATTAACACGCACAGGCGAAGTGAAAGATCCTTTTGTGTTATCTTTTTGTTCAGACATTATTAAGACATATATAGATAAAGCCAATAAAGAAGATATATCGAAGTGGAGCATAAAAGAGCTTGTTGATTTTTTGGAAAAAACAGAAACCGACGTGTGCTTTTCAGATTTTGCACGAAAATATAAGTTTGAAATGGCAAAATCCGGTCAAGAAAGAAATGCAAAAAATTATCAGTTGGCGTATCAGCATTTGGAAAGATTCGCCGGGACGAATAAACTGATGTTTTCCAGATTCACAACTAAGTTTGTAAATGATTGGATGAAATCTTTATCTGGAACATCAAGGGCGAAAGAGATGTATCCTGTTTGCGTACGACAAATATTCAAAGCTGCCATATTGAAGTATAACGATTATGACCGTGGACTTATCCAGATAAAAACGAATCCTTGGCCAAAGATTGTTATTCCTAAATCCGATAAGCCGGAACATAAGGCCATACCTGCTTCAGAAATAAAAAAATTCTTTGAATTACCTCTTCCTCCTTCAAAGATGAAATGTCCACTCCCGGAATTAGCCCAAGATGTTGCCAAGATGGTGATGTGTTTGGCAGGTATAAATACTGCAGATTTGTATCATCTGAAGGTATCCGATTATAAAGATGGGAAAATTTCCTATAATAGACGGAAGACGGCTAAGTTCAGGAGTGATGGTGCGTATATGGAACTGGATGTGCCGGATATTTTAAAAGACTTGTTTGAAAAATACAAATCTGAAGACGGGGATGAATATCTTTTTAATTTCCATAAACGTTATTCTGATAATGACATTTTTAATGTGAATGTGAATGGCGGTCTAAGGAAAATTTGTCAATTCAATGAACTTCCAGAGTCATATTGTGTCTACACGTTCCGGCATAGCTGGGGAACGATTGCGAGAAATGATATAAGGGCAACTATGTATGATGTGGCGTTTGCCATGAACCATGCAAGCGCTCATAAAGTGACGGAGGTATATGTCAAACCAGATTACTCGATTGTTTCGGAGTTAAACCGGAAAGTGATAGATTTTGTGTTTTATGATAAGTTGCCGGATTTATTGGAAGATGATGTAGATGTGGAGCAAACTCAATTTAGAATATCATTCAAAAACATGGTCCGTGGCACTGTGTTTTTCCAAGAGAAGAAAATATATTCGTTTGAAGATTTGGGGTATAACAATGTTAACGATGTAATTTCCGAGTTGGTAAAACATCTTCCAGAAGATATGCCTATTGGGAGTAAAGCGTTGTTTAGGGTTGATAATCTGGACAAAAAAGAACACAGATTTTACGAACGGCAAAAAGGAAAGGGTTTTTCATAGGAACGGCAATCTTTTGGGTAAGCCTTTTATTTGTTCCAAAATAACAGTTACTACATTACTTGCAATGCCTTACTTTGTAAAAAGTAAGAATCTATGAATAAGGTCAATGTTGGGCTGGGAGGTATAAGCCGTAATACAGATGATGGCGTGTCAAAAGACGGGATGTGCTCGGAACTGATAAATGCACGTCCTAAAAACGGATCGATAGAACCCGTTGGGAGGCCAATACTTGAACGTCAGTTTGCAGAGGGAAAATCTCCGGTATTTGTGCACAAAAACGGCACGTATGAGCATTTGATTTCGTATGCCAATGACATTGTCCTTTTCGATAGCGATAAAGTGGACGGGCAATGGGTTGTAAAGAATACAGCTTTCGCGCAGATACCTGGCGTAAAGCAGATACAATCTGTCGGGAATATCCTCGTCATGGCGACGGGCGAAAGTATCCATTATGCAATATTCATAGGTGGGGAATATACATATCTTGGTGATCAGATTCCGGAACCGTCGATCCGTTTTTCTTGTATTAAAGAAGAAGCTGTCTACTCGGATGATATATCGTGTAATTTGGAGCCGGCAGTTCGTATTCAGGATGTCGGGAGCCTTGCAACATTGAACGAGGCCGGGGAAAAGATTATTACCAATTCTTTTAAAGCAAGTTATTACAAACTGTTGCAAGAAGATGTGTATGATGCAGGACATGTTATATATCCTGTCCTTGTAAGGTATGCCGTCAGGCTGTTCGATGAGAGCTACGTGATGCATTCGTCCCCGCTGCTGGTCGGCGAACCAAATTTTATTAGGATGGCAGTAAGTAAAACCAAATTTGATTTTGACTCCCTGTCGGTGGAAGGTTTTACTTATAAACTTATCGCAAACCCTCGGACCATAGGCGTTAAATATGATTTATCCGGCTTGTCCGGCTGGAAAGATGTTGCTTCGTCTGTGGACATATTCGTTTCAAGACCGTTTGTAATCAATGATCTTGATAGTACGATAAAAACAGTGACCGTTTTGGACAAGAATAATATGATGGTGGATCTCCCGTTTAAGTCGGAAAGCGAATTGCTTGAAGAAATAGGGGAAATATCTAATTTTTATCTTGTCAAAAGCATCCCGATCGGAGATATATCGAATGGGTTTGAAAATATATTTGCCGAAGGCAAGGCATTTAAGAACCTGGAACAGCAAGAAGTCGCAACTGATGATGATTTTACGAGAAGCAGGATAACCGGAAACCTGTATACATATAACGGAAAGCTGCATGTAGGGAACATCCGGGAAAAACTTGCCAAACCCTATCCTCTGGGAATGTTTGCGGTTAGCGACATTAACGAATTTACGGTAAATACGGAGGTGCATGTCAAGACGGAAAGCGGAATGAAAATAGTACATGGAGCAAGTACGGCCTATGGTGCTATGGTTTCCCCATACCTGTCTTACCCGGATTCACGGGCGGTCAAAATGATTATCTACAATGATAAGTATTACGATGAGATTCCGTTAAAGCCGCATCCTTTCTTGAACATAGCCTATAGCTTAAAAGGACTTTATCCTTACTCGATAACCGATAAGTATGGGACCTATACGCCTTTGCCAGAAGATTCCGTGTCGGTTGCTCCCAATAAATTGAAGGTATCAAATGTCTCAAACCCGTTTTATTTTCCCGCCAAACAAACATATACGGTTTCGAGTCGTAACATAGTGGCAATGGCTACAGCGACAACGGCCTTGTCGACGGGTCAGTTCGGGCAATTTCCTCTTTATGTGTTTACGGGCGAAGGTGTTTTTGCCTTATCGGTCGGAACCGGCGATATCGCTTATGCAAATTCTTTTTCTGTGACACGGGATGTATGCAATAATCCGGATTCCATTGTTTCCACTGATGATGCAATTGTGTTTTCTACGGATTCAGGGCTGAAGGTCCTATCAGGATCGACTGTAAGAGATATATCGTCCGACATGGAAGGTTATCTTCCTACGGCAGTCGACAGTTCGCCTATAATTAAAAAAATTGCAGGTGTGGGTGGATTCAGCGACAAACTTTCCTCCACTGAATTTATTTATTATTTGGAGGAAGCAAAGGTCGGGTATAATTATGAAGACAAAGAGGTTATTGTAGCAAACCGGAACTACCCATATTCCTACGTGTTCAATATGCAATCGGGTAGCTGGTACAAGATTTCCGCTTCAATCAACCGCTTTCTAAACTCTTATCCCGAATGTTTGGCCGTATTCAACGACCACGGGGTTTACAATATGCACAATGGACATAGGACAGTCAACAAAATACTGCTGCTGACTCGTCCTATCAAGTTTGGCACGCTTACCCATAAACGTATCGTGCAATCAGCTATTCGTGGCGTAATACGTCCATCCGAATCATTAGTATATTTTCGCGGAGAGACGGTTAAATTCAGGGATCAAGAGATTTTGGCTTTCAGCAAATGCGGCTTCTATGTTTTGGGTAGCAACGATGCCGAACACTTTATTCTGCTGTCCGGGCGTGAAAAGATCGAAGACGTGCGCGACCTTATTACCAAAATGAATAAAACGAAAGCGTTCAAATATTTCATGATAGCTTTGGTCGGAGGGGTGCGTACGGATGTCGCGTTAAACTATATTGAGTTTATGGTGGACGAAACCTACACGAATCGATTGAGATGATCCGGTATTGCGTATAATGTGGACAACCGCTAATTCTAAAACTTAGCGGTTGTCTCTTTTAAAAGTTGAGAGGAAGAACAGGCCGTCTGACGGATTTTCTTCTTTGGTTTATCCTATGATTGATATCAGACCTGATAATTTCCAATTCACTTGCATCTGCCATGTCTGGAGCCACCCTTTTATACCATTTGTATAGAGTATAGGCCGACATATAATCTTTGATGCCGTTTGTGATAGCCCGGTTCTGATTCGTATCGTATGAATCAGGCATTTGGCATGTGAAAATAAACTTTTCTTTTTGATCTGCAGGTTGTGATGGCGAAAGATGGCCGGACAGCAAATCGGTAATCGCTGATGCTGCCGTATTGATATACTCATTAAGAATATCATCGTCATCGTCGCTTGCCTGTGTTTTTGTTGCATGGTTGATACGGGAGAGCTCGCCGTCCTTGTTTGCTTCACCTGTTACAAAGGCTTCTGTTTTGACCTGCAGAAGCACATCTTTTTTTGTTATTTCAAATTGAACAGTCATATTCTTTGAGGTCTTGTTCTCCTCGAAAGGAGTAGGTTAATATTGAGGATATTGTTTTTTGCATATTCGCTGTATTTTCCCGCATCGTTTTCTTCTCTTGCGATATGGAACCAGTTGTAGCATGATTGATTGATGATATACGTTTCCATTTCCGATTGTAACGCTTCGGATGCGGCCCTGTCAAAATTCGAAGGTGTCTCAATGGTTATTCCGTTGTCATTTAAAACAGGATGATACGCTGAAACGAAAGCGGTCATGGATATGATCGAACTTCTAATGAGGTCGTCGATGATATTTCTTTCGTCTTCCGTCACCGCAATGCGATCCAGTCCGTTTTCAACGTTTTTGCCTATAAAGCCGGTTATTTTGGAGATACCCTCGAATATCAAGGCTCTGTTGATGTTGATTACTGTTGTCATACTGTATCTTATTTTGATGCGTTCTTTAAATCTTCGATACTCTTTGATATTGCACTTGCAGTCGACTCTGTTCCTTCCTCACTTAAGGGTTCGGCTGCTATAGGAGGCAATACATACTTTAGCACATTGATATATGTGCTAAATTTAGCAGGGGAATCCTTCGGTAGTTCTTCCCAATACTTGACGAAGTCGTTGAAATGGTCAATGATAAAATCTGACATCTTCATGCGGATTTCCAACTTAATCTTATTTGGTGTTCCTTTTACTCTTCCCCCGACTTTCGGTGCTCCTTTCGGTCTTGCCATATATAGTTTGTAAATAGTTTTTATTGCAAATATAACAATGTATGAAACAATAATATATGTGTATTTAATTAAAGTATCAATTTAACATGTGCGTAGTGGTCCTGTAATCTTACATTTGTGGAAAAAAGTATTGATATGTTGGGATTAATAGGAGGCGGCTTAGGGCTTGCAAATTCAATGTTTGGAGGTATCAAGGCGGCTAAAGAAAGAAAGCGTCAGGATCGGATCATCCGCGAAGCTAAACAGCGAAATGAAGATTTCTTCAATAGCGAATATTACCAGAATTATATGGATCGATCGGATGTACAGGCGGCCATGAAGCGGGTAAGGGATACGATGAGAAAAAGCAACCAAACTGCTGCAGCTTCGGCGGCTGTAACAGGCGCAACCCCGGAAGCTGTCGTTGCACAAAAGCAGGCGAACAATGAAATTATTGCTGATGCCGCGTCCGGCATTCAGGCAAATGCCGATGCGTATAAGAACAATGTAAAATCCCTGTACCTAAATCAGCAGAATGCACTTGATCAGGCTCGTCTTGGCCAATCAGCCATGTCGGAAAGAGGTTATGCCGGTATGGCTGGTGGTGCTTTGCAGACTGCTGGTAGCCTGCTTGGAAACTCCAAGTTAGCGGGTAAGATGGTAGATAGACTGGGTAGTGTGTGGAATAAATAAGGATTGATATGGGATTATTATTCGAAAAGCTAAAAGCAAGACAAAAGCCGGACGGCACGTTTACTCCGGCTCCTGCTGAAGATACGCCTATGTTGTCCGGTTCTTCGTTAAATGTTCCTCGACCGGAATATCCAGATAAAGTAGAGGTGGAACCGGTATCACATACAACCATTCAGCCTCAAACTATATATGATATCGTAAGTCAGTACGGCAGGCCGCGCTCGTATGAAAAAGAGGTCGCAGAAGCGGAACGGCAGAAAAAACTTGGGATGTTATCGGATATATTGGGGTTAGGTGTCAATCTTGCGACTGGTGTAGCCGGTCGTAGGATATTTGACCAGCCTCAATCGAACACAAGCATAGCTGACGCAAGATTGCAAAGACTGAAAGACCTTCAGCGGGCAGATAGCGTCCGATTCGATAATGCTCTTCTTAATGCCCGCTTACAGGATTATCAAAATGAAAGGGCCGCTGCTGCTGCAAAAGCTACTGCTGATTGGAATAAGTATAAGTTTGATATTGACACTCGACTTAAACTTGCAGAGAATACCCGTCGAGCAACAAAGGATAAAGCAGATGCAGAAATGCAGGCGGAGAGGGATAGAAAAACGGCTGAATACAGAAGGCAGAATCTTGATCTCCAGCGACAAAAAATTGCTGCAAGTCTGGACAAAGAAAAAGGAAAAGATAAGTTCGACTATTTGATTGGCCATAATGGGCGAAAAACAGTGATACCTAAAGACGAAGCAACCGCGGTAGCTGGGTATTTATACAATAGGATGCAGGAAATAATAGCTTCTAATCCTAACGACGGGCGTACAGTTGACGATATAAAAATGCAAATGGGTGAAGGCGGAGATCAGTCAACTAAGATGCTATCTATTGTGAAAAGGAAGATAAAGGATTTTCCAGAGTTACAGGATGAATTGGAGTCGATCTTAGATAGTCCATATCGCGCTGGTGAGACTCTGGTCGAAAAGAACAAAGAAAAGAAGTTGTGGGGAGAGAATATAGGAACTAAAAAAATCGGATGGTAATGGCAGAACGTGATAATACAGCGAGGTTATATGAAGCGCTGAAAGGTGAAGGCTATACGGATTTAGGAACATTGTCGGAGTTCGAAGGAAGTTTAAAGGATTCTGGGAAACGTGAACATGTTTATACGGTATTGTCAGAAAATGGATACTCTGATCTTGGCGATTTCAAGCAATTTGAAACGAAATTAGGATATGGAGAGGATACGGATAATTTCTTTGGGGATTTTGGCGAACGTCTTGCTGCTGGCGCTGGCCGTCTGGTAGGCTCTTCTACCAATTTACTGAAAAAGATCACTACCCCTGTCGAATCTGCTGTGGATTGGGCAAATGAGCATACTAAAGGGGCGGCTGGTGCGGCTGCACAGTCTCTTGCAGGTACTATTCCTGGGCTTGGCATGATTGCTCATATTCCAGATAAGAATGCTGGTTTAGAAAGACTCTCTAAAAACGCAGAAGCGTTCGCAGAAGATATGCATGAACGGTCGGATCGCTATAAAGGAAAAAGTTTTTCAGACCTATGGAGCGAGGGCGATTATCAAGGGGCGTTCGGTTCAGCTTTTTTGGATGCAGCCGAATCTGCTGCGACTTCTGCTGCTATTGCCGCAACAGGTGGTGCGGGACTTGTTGCAGCAGGGCTTACTACTGCTTCTGACAAATATGACGAATTGAGCCGGGAAAATCCAGAAATGGGCGAAACTTTAAAATGGGCTAATGCGATTGGAACGGGTGCGGCCGAAAGTTTGTCTGAAGTTTTTGGCGCGGGGATGATGGGCCGTACAGTAAAAAACATCTTACAGAAGAGTGGTCGTGAGGCAGCAGCCAATCTTGTAAAGAAGAATTTTCTTGATAAGATAGCCTCTTTTGAGGGGAAACATTGGTTTGCAATGCCGATAGCCTCAGAAGGCTTGGAAGAGGCTGGAAATGCTCTTGCCGGTTATGCGATAGACCGATTAACAGGTGTAGAGCGTAATGACAACATATTTAAAACGATGCTTGATGCCGGTGTTGCTGGTTCAATGGGAGGTGCACAGTTTTCTCCTTTTATTGGTGCAGCTAAAGGATATAGTGCTTATCAAAAACGGCAGATCACGAATAGATATAAAGAATCTTCAACTTTCGCCGGGGAAATCCTGCATGGAGATGTGGAAAAGTTCAATGACGCGATCGTTAATCGATTGAAAAATCCGAAATCAATACAATCTTTTATCGATAATGTTGCATCGGTTAAGAACTTGAATCCGGAGGAAAAGCGAAAACTTGAACAATACACGGTTGATCTGCTGAATTATAACGGATATGTAGACTATGTGCAGTCGCGTATTGACGAAGAAACAAGGCGCCGTATGGATGATGTTGGCCGAACGGCCAATAAAGACATGGGGCAAGTTGTTACAGTCAAATTTCCTTCTTCAGACCAGCCGGTTTATATAACAGGCGGTAATATTGTTTTTGACGAAGAAGGATTGGTGGATGCAAAACAGTCGGATGATATTTTGTATTATCTTGATGAAAATGGCAAAGTCCAGCAAGGACGGCCTGAAATGTTCGATAGTTTGATCGAACAGTATCCAGTTGAGCAATTATATGCCGATATCATAAACACAGTCCCCGGTGAAGTGATTGCACAAGAAGAGATGGAGTCCGAAGCGGCAGATATGCAGCCGGTGATGTTTAATCCTGGCGATTTGGTGAATTTGGTGGACGGTCGTCAAGGGATAGTGCAGCAGATGAGCGATGATGGAGGTGTTATCGTTGAAGTTGATGGCATGACGGAAGAAATAGGGTTGGATTCTATTATTGACAATATGTCAAAAATTCAAACCCAAAATGAGGATTCTTCAACGGATGGAGACAGCAAAGTGTTAGAAAATGTGCCGGAAAAGACGTTGGAGAGCGTTGTCGCATCGTTACCCAAACGAAATGACGGGACGATCGACTATAAGGCCATGACTCCACAGCAGCAATATGAATATACGTCCCTTTCCGAATCTCCTCAGACGGCTCTTGAAGATTTGCGTGCGGATATAGAGAATAAACGAAGTGAAGTATCCAAGTCGGAATCCCAGATTGAGAAAGCATCGGGTGGGGAACGTGCGTCGTTGCGGGATGAAATACGTGTAAAAAAACAGGAATTGGCAGATCTGGAAGCGTTTTACCAGACTGTCGCGCCAGATGCGGAGGGTTCTGCCGAAGGAAATGTTATTTTACCAGAAGGTGTTATTGCATCCCAGACGGAAATTCCGATTAACCAAGAGTCAAATATTCCAGAATCATCTATTCCCATGGACGAGGCTGGTAATCCTATTTATCATCAGGCGGAAATCAGTGATACTTTAGATGCTCTTCTTGACGGTTCCCTGACACTTGAAGAAGTGGACCAGTTTGTAAATAATCATATTTCTGATGCAGAAAGGCGTTTAACCGAGTCGGGCAAAAAGGCTCCTGTGATGGAGCTTGATATAGACGGTTATAAAGCCAGAAAAAAAGAGTGGGAAGAAGGGCGGAAGCCTATCGAACAGGAAAAGAGCTATTGGGAAGATATTAAATCAAAATTGCAGGATGCCCGTGTGAAACCGGGTGAAGAAGCTGCCATTAATTTAATGCGTAATACTGCACCACAAAGCGGGGAGGAACTGGCCGCGCAAATGCTGGCCAATGGTTCTATAAAGTTGCTGCAGGATGATTATCGACGTGAAACCGGAGGACGTATATCTGAATCCCGTTCGCTGTTTGGATTGTTTGCCGGGAAAGATAAAGGTGGCGTATCGATAGAGCGTGCCGGCGAAATCCTGATGCAGGCGGATTTGGAGAACGGTTCTAATTTCTTTGACCAGAATGATCCGAATGCCGGTCGTAATGCTATTATTGAGGTGCTCTCGACGGCGCGTACCCGTGGCGATCTGATCAATTACATCAAGAACCGCCGCGAAGCGAAAGCCGAAGAGATACGGCAGGCAGAATATAACGAATATGCCCGCTGGTGCGAAGAGAACTACCATCTCTCGCCGGAGGACTACGAATCCTACGAAGAGGATCTGCGTAGGCAGGCTCAAACTCTCACAGATGAGACGGTCGAATACGTCAGCGGGGAAATTGCTGATGAAATAAGAGACATCGAAGAAGAACTCTCTGAGATAGATGCTATCTTAGCGGAAAATAAAAATAATCCAGATGAAACAATTGAACGAGATGACGAAAGAAGAACTGGCAGCCTACACGAAAGAGGCGATCAGTTATTGCAAGGAGAACAATCTGTACCGACCGGGCGAACTGGTGAAATTGAAACAGAACATCCGGGAGTTGATAACGGTATCCGTAACGCGGATGGAGCTGCACAAGAGGGCGCAGGAGATGAAGCCGTAGGAAGAAGATATGCGGATGAAGCTCAACAGGGTCCTGTGTCAAAGCCGCAAGGATTAAGTGGAGAAGAGGCGGATTTGCTTTTGTCTCGCATGGAGTCCGCAGCAGAAATATCGAGTGAGAAAGAACTTACTCCTGAGACTTGGGCTGAAACATTCGACGAGAACAATTTTATTGCCACCCCCATAGGATCTGTGAAAATGGGAGGAAACCAGATCACTAAATTCTTTGAGAAAAAGCGTACCAAGGAGTTCGGTATGGTTGGTCCTACATTGTCTAATCCGGATGTGATTATAGAGGAGGCAAGCGAAGCGAAAGACGGAAACGCAGAGAGAGGAAGCAGCTTTTTGTTTATCAAGACATTCAACAGGAATGGAGAGAAGGTTAAGTTCTATGCCTCTATTACTGTCAAGCAGGACGAGATGGAAGTGTCTGTAAGCAGTCACTATATGAACAAGAACAAAGTCAAAAGAGCCTTACAGGAAAGCGGTGTGCTCTATATAAGAGAAGCATTACTCTCCAACAGCTCTGAATGGCGCTTAGCTGAACATCGAGACGATGTGCCGGACCTCCTTCCTACGCAAGAGAGTAATGCTTCTGAAAACAAAGATACTCATTCTTTCCGTAATAACAGTGAGTTAAGCGAAAAAATTGCAGATGCCGAAGCAAATACCGATATAAATCCTACCGAAGCCCAGAAGGGAGCCGGCAATTACAAGAAAGGGCATGTGCGTGTAGGTACATTTGATATTAGCATCGAGCAACCGAAAGGTTCTGTTCGTAGTGGCGTGGATGCTAATGGCAAGAAGTGGGAAACGACCATGCAGAACACCTACGGCTACATTCGTGGTACGGAGGGCGTGGACGGCGACCATATAGATGTGTTCCTATCTGATGATATTGATGGGTGGAACGGTCGAAAAGCGTTTGTGGTGGATCAATACAACGAGGACGGCAGCTTTGACGAGCATAAGGTAATGCTTGGCTTCAATGAGGCGGCCGATGCCGAGACGGCTTATTTTGCCAACTATGACAAAAATTGGGCGAAGAAGCACAAGACGGTGGTAACTGCCGTAAACTTGGAGGATTTCGAGAAGTGGATAGGTAGCAGCCACCGCAAGACAAAAGCGTTTGCAGAATATAAGAGTGTAAAGACAGAAGACGTTCCTCAAAAAGCGGAATCTTCTGTCTCCGGCAATGGATACACTATTGAGCCGGCACAATACACTACCAAGCGAGGCAAGGTATTGGACATGCACCTTGTAAAATTTCAGTCGGAATTGCGCAAGGAAGTTCAGAAGCACACAGCCATGTTCGCCAAAGAGATGAAAGGCTGGTGGGATAGAGAAAAACGTGGATTTATGATGCGTAGTGAAGAAGATGCCAGACGATTGGTTGACTACGCCACAGATGCACAATCACAACCCCCATTATCCCTGTCCGATTTGTCTAAGGTCAATGACGGTGATGTGCAGTTTGCAGAGTCTCCACAGGCGAAAATACAGAAGCAAGAGGAAAAACAGGAATATACCCCTGTATGGCAATACTCTGTTTCTGTTGACAAGGAAACAGGATATACCACATTGAAGCGTGATGACGTGAGCGGCTCTATCCCTATTGGGGATGGACGTTTCAATTACACAACAAACAGTCCTGAAGAAATGTTGGAGATTGTGCGCAATCCTAAGAATTTCGATCAGGAGCTGCGTGATGCTGTTGAAACTATTCTTGAAAACAAGGTCAAGATTAGGGAAATTACACGTGCAGAAAAAGCAGAAACCGTAAAGCAAGAGCCTAAGTCGGAAAATAATCCGAGCGGTAACCGTCTTGTTACCGATGAACGGTATGCTGAGCTTCGCGAGCGTATGCGCAAGAAACTTCTCGGTCAAATGAATATCGGTATAGATCCAGAGATACTTGCAATCGGTACGGAAATGGCAGTGTATCATCTGGAGAAAGGTTCACGTAAGTTTGCCGAGTATGCAACGGCCATGATTGCAGACTTGGGTGATGCCATACGTCCATATCTCAAAGCGTTCTATAATGGCGCAAGGGACCTGCCCGAAGTTTTAGAAAATGGTTTGAACAAAGAAATGTCTTCTTACGATGAAGTTCAGGCATTTGATGTAACCAATTTTGATAAACCTGGCATTGACATTTTTGCGACTGCTGAAACCATAGCGAGAGAAGTAGAAGTAAACAAGGAAGTTGAAATTGCCGAAGAACGTATAAAGAAAACTCGTTCGACGCGCAAAAAGATTGAGAAAAAAACAGTAATTTCGCGTAAATCAAACAGCTTAGATTTGTTTGACAATCAATTTGATAATAACGAAACTAATAACAAAGATGGATTACGAAGAAATGATGCAGTTCGCCCCGAAGGATTGTCAACCAACGGTAATCGACACAGGCAAGGATTATCAAGAGGCACTGAAACAAGTGGCGAAAACGAACAACAAGCCGGTAGAGGAACTGACAACGAAAGAGAAGGAACAGGCGATGCAGTCGATAGGGCTGTGCGACCTCGACTTTCAGATGCCATAGAAGAAAAAAAGAACACCCGCAACAATCATTCTGAACGTGGCAAAGACCATGCTCCGACATCGGTAGATGCACGTATCGAAGCCAACATCAAGGCTATCGAGCTTGCAAACCTGTTGCTTGAAAGTGGCGAACAGGCTACAGAAAAACAGATGCAAACCCTTCGCAAGTTCAGCGGCTGGGGCGGTTTGGGTAAGGCTTTCAACGAAGGTACATCGTATGCTCCTAACCCCATTGCAAAGAAGCTCCGTGAATTGCTTGGCGAAAAGGCGTATAAAGAGGCTGTAATGAGTGCAAATAGCGCCTATTACACTCCGGCTTACGTTGTGGATACGCTTTGGGACATTGCCGAACAAATGGGCTTCAATGGTGGAAACATTCTTGAAGGTTCTGCCGGTATCGGCAATATCTTAGGGCAGATGCCTACAAACATCAGCGAGCGTAGCAATATCCATGCCATAGAGATTGACGGAACTTCAGGCGGTATTCTCTCGCTCCTTTATCCTGATGCCAAAGTGGAAATACAGGGCTTTGAGCAGACACGCATACCTAACGGCAGTGTGGATTTGGCTATTACCAATGTTCCGTTCGTTACCGGACTCCGTGTAAACGATATCACGGGTGACAAAGACTTGTCGAAGAAATTCCACAATATACACGATTTCTGTATAGCAAAGAATGTGCGCAAACTGCGTGAGGGCGGTTTAGGCATTTTTATCACGTCCAACGGTACGCTTGACAACAGCAAGAAACTCCGTGACTGGATTGTGAGCGAGGGAGGTTCAGACTTCGTGGGTGCTTTCCGTATGCACAACAAGACTTTCGGCGGCACCGGAGTAACCTCTGACATCGTTGTTATTCGCAAGCGTGTGAACGGACAGAAGTCTGTCCATGCCATTGATGTAAGCGATGTGAGCGGAGAACGTATGACGGAGTACGACACTGGGGAAACACGCAAGGTCAAGGGCAAGGAAACGCCTGTCATCAAGCAACTTTCGATGGACTACAACCGATATTTCATTGAACATCCCGAAAATATGGCAGGTGAAATGCACTTTGCATTTGAGAAAGGCGACACTTTCCGCCCGACAAGCAAGAGCTTATATCCTAAGCAGGACAAGAAGCAGGAAGATATGTTATCGGAGTTTGTCCGTTCATTCAGTGCAGAGGAATTTGGCGAACGCAACACAGAACTTGTCACTGATGCAATGCCCGGCAAGAAGATTGGCGAAGTGTTTGTCAAAGACGGAAAGCTGTACATCAACTCAACCGCAAGCGCACAACCTCTCGATGTGAATGCCAATAAGGTAAAAGGACATACGAAAGTGGAATGCTTCGAGGCGTACACCGCCATCAAGGAAGCCCTTGCGGAAGTCCTTTCCTATCAGACCGAGAACGAAAGTGATGAGGGACTGAAGCCCTTGCTTGACAAACTCAACAAGGCATACGATGATTTTGTTTCCACATACGGACACTTCAACAAGAACACAGCCATTGCATTCCTCCGTAATGATGTGGACTATGCCAATGTGTTCGCTCTTGAAAAGTTTGAAGAAACGGCAGATGAAAAAGGGAACCGGGTACAGAAATTTGACAAGACCGATATATTTAGCAAGCGTGTTGTTGAAAAAGAGAAAGAGCCTACTCCAACCAATATCAAGGACGGTATTATTGCAAGTATCTTCAAATTCGGTCGTGTTGATGTACCATACATCGCGGAACAACTTGGTACAGGTATCGAGGATGTGAAGAATGAAATAATCGAAAGTGGTTATGGCTTCGAGAACCCTGTAACCCGGCAGATGGAAGCATCGTATCAGTACTTGAGTGGAAATATCCGCGAAAAACTCCGTCAAGCAAAGGAAAACAACGAGAATGGGAAATTTGACCGTAACATCAGGGCATTGCAGGAGGTTATGCCTATGGAAATTCCTGCGCATTTGATTGATTTTACCCTCGGAAGCTCTTGGATTGATCCGAAACTATATGAGGATTTCGTAAAAGAACGCACGGAGGTTGACGTACGGTTTACAGCTGTTGGTGGTACTTGGTTTATGAAAGAACCATACTTTACTAACTATGAAAAGAACCGCGCAATGGGTGTAACCAGTGAAATGCTCGGTCGAACCATTATGGGACACACCCTCATAGAAGCCGCCATTCAGAATAAGAGCATCACGGTTTCCACTACCAAGAAGCATTATAACGGCACAACCGAGACCATCACCGACAAGGAAGCGACACAGGCATGCGCTGCCAAGATTGACGAAATTCGTCAGGACTTCAAAGATTGGGCAAGGCAGAAGATGCAAAGTGATCCGAAAATGTCTGCATTAATTGAACGTATCTATAATGACACGTTCAACAACTTTGTGCCGATGAGCGTACCCGATGAGTTTGTGCCAGAATATTTCGGTGGTGCTTCTCATGAGTTCAAGATGCGCCCGCATCAAGGCAGAGCCATTGTTAGAGGCACACAACAGCCTTTGTTGCTTGCCCATGAGGTTGGAACTGGAA